ATATTAAGGAGCTTCAGTTCACTGTAGAGGCGGTCTTGAATTTCCAGGAGGCCCATCCCCCCCGACGCGGTTTCGCTCGGCCTGCTGCCTCCGACCAGGGGTATCTCCCCAAGGACATCCTGGGGTAGCGCGGTGACCAGTTGCACCACGAACTCGACGCTCAGGACAATTTCATCCTCGAACTCAGGGTCGGCCTGCGCGGAGCCAGGCCGGATAAGGGCGAATGGTGGCGGGAGTTGAGGCACAGCATCCTCGGTCGGCCCCGCCGTGATATACACCTGGTTCCCCCAGACCTTAGTAGAACTTCCGGGCCATACCGCCGAGCGCAGGAGATGGCGTGCTTGTAGGTAGAATTGCCATTCATTCATAGGTTGTTCAGGGCCTCCTCTGCAGCCTGCTTGATGGCCGTGTCCAGGCCCCCCTCGCCTCCCGCGCCGGATGCCTCCAATACTCCCTCCGCGAGCCGTGTAAGGCGTTCCACGAAGACCTCATCGCCTGCTGTGGCAAGGGCCACGCGGGTCTCGTCGTCCAGGGAAAGCCAATCGTCCAGGTCGACCGTCCCGCCCCCGCGAAGGAACATTTTAAGCATATCGACAAGGACGCTGGCCGTCTCCTTCTCCATCTTTCCGCTGACGGAGAGGAGGCCCAGGCGATTGGCGATACCGTCGCTGAAACTCATAGCGTCATATCCTCCAGGAGGCCCATATGGTACAGCTTGCCCTCGTCGTCAGGCGCAGCGTGAAAGGCTATCGCCAAACCGCCCTCGACCGCCGGGGAACTCGAGAGCCTCATCTGGGTGTCGATGAGGGGGATGGCGTTAAAAATGAGCAGGGATGGGTTGTAGTCGGGAGCGTCCGAACTGATAAGCAGAGGGAACGAACCGGCAGAGGCCAATTTTCCAGGCTTCGTCATTCCCGCCCCCGCCACCTGCGACTTAATTAGCTGCCGATTAGAGGACCCGGTATTTGAGGTGTTGGGGAATATGGCACTGATGGCCTCGTCATCCCAGGTACGAAGCACGCCTGTAATAACCGCCTTCTCCGAGGTCCTCAAATAATCACAAACACAGTCCCCATATTCTTCTGCACGAACCTCTACATTATTTGGCTCCGAGGTAAAAACGAAGTCCCCGATAATTCCGAGCGCATCCCCGCCGTGCGGGAACGCGGTCGCCAGGTTGGTAGGCGACTTGCAGATGGCTGCGGTGAACCGCCAGAGGTTACGGGTGTTGGCGAGGGTCATTTATCTTCTACTCCTGGGACGGGGACGCGCCCCTCGACATAGTCTACGAGGAACTCCCGTATCTCCTCCTTGGTTTCCGGTATTATGCCGAGCATAGGACGGCGATGCACCTTTGTGACCAGGACATCCTGGGTGAAAACGAAGCCCATCCGTCCCAGGGCCTCTTTCTTCTGCCCCTTGGCCTTCTTAATCTCCTGTGTGAGCTTGCGCCCCGCAGCCTCGGTTATCCGCTGGCGACTCTTTCCCCCCATCTGGTGCAGGGCAGCGTATTGTCTCGGAGGCCCCGACCCCCATCCGACCTCGACCGTGTTGGTCTTTGCCATTCGGCTGAACCGCGTGCTCCCTGGCGACACCGCGTCCAGGAGAAACCCGGTGGTCCCGCGCAGGACAGGCGTGCGGTTAAAGAGGCTCGGCACGACACCCAGGCCCCGGTTCAGCCGGTCAAGAGCACCCGCCTTGTTGATAAAGGGCGACTGCATCTTCGGATACCGAACAGGCCATTTTTCCCCGCCGAGGCCCCCCTCGACAAACGCCATCTGCGTCTGGGAAATGAGTATCCAATCAATGCCGACATTGGCATCAGACCTCATCGCCTTGGGCATCTCCTCCAGGCGGTTCAGTATCTTGCGGAGACTAAGCCAGAGAGGGTCGTCCCTGGTAGGCTCTGGTATAGATGGCATGAAGCACCTCCTTAGCGGTCATTGGCTCGGGGATGCCCTGGTACGAACTTGTCGAACTTCGCCCGGTCGAAGAGGGGACGGACGGTCTGCCCTGTATCCCGGTCCTCGGCTGTCGGGGTAAGCATCGAGGTCGACTTCGGCACGACCCTCTTGCGGAGGTTTTTCAGCTTCTCGAGGTAGTCCTCGTGGGCCATCCGGGAGGACTCGCCCCCACTAGCCCGCATCATCAATTTCGATATCACGCCCTCCACGGCCACATTTATATCCTGGGCTGCGGTGGAGGCGTTTTCGTCATAGGCCCGTCCGACGACACTCAAAAACTCACTCTCGACATCGTCGCAAGCGTAGCCCAACCTGGCAGAGTCGACCGATGTCGCGGTCGGCAGGTCCGGGTTGGTGAGGTTGATGAGCCTCTGCGAGCTGTATCGATTGGTGGTGTTTGTTGAGAGGGCCATTAGGTTGGGTCAGGGAATGTCACTGCCGTAGTCGAAGTGGTCGAGGGGAGATAGGCTCCGAAGTACCGCCACAGCATTTTTTGAATAATCGCCGTGTCAGTTGCGGTGTCACTCCAGGAGAACTCATCATCGCGCAAAAACATATCCCCCGCTGTCGCACCGTTTCCCCCGCCGACCGCTGCGTACCAGCCACCGGACCAGGGCGTGTAAGACCCCATCACGATATCGTCAAAGAGGACATAGTCGCCCGAAGAGGCCGAGGACCATTCTACGGAGATGTCCATATCGGACTCGTTATAATTGGCGAACCAGTTATTCTCGTTCCCGCCCCCGTCAAAACCATTCTGGGCTGCGGTGGTGGTCGAGTTGCCCGCCAGCCTGAGAACATTCCAATTGGTAGCCAGGTAGTTCACGCCGACGGATTTTTCTTTACCGCCTACGGCGAATTTGACCGTCCCCCCCGTGCCGGAGGTCGGTTTGTAAACCGCGACCTGGGCGTAGAGGGGCACTCCAGGGTCGAAGGTCGCGGAGCGAACCGTGAACGCCTGGGTGAGTTTCACGCTGCCGGTGTACTTCAGGGCTGCAGGCGTGCCGTCGCCCTCGAAGTCTCTGTAATAATTTGTCGTCTCAATCTCGCAGTCGTTGATGCTGCCGGTCGAAACCGTCCAATCGCTGATGGCGGTCGGGACAGAGGTGGTCCCGGAGTAGTCGCTGAAGGACGCATTCGAGATGTATCGCAGGGAGTCCCTGGCCGATAGCGCACGCAGGGAGCCGGTCGACCCGCTGCCGATTATCTTCAGGCCGTCCCTCTCCGCGTCCTGGCCCCGCAGCTCAAAGACCTCCTCGTGCTTCGCAGCACCCGAATGGACATCATTGGTGCAGATGGCCCTTTTCGTCTCAGGGGTCTGGGCCTCCATCGAGTAGGCATTCTCGTCGGTGTTCAGGCGCAGTATCTGCCCGTCGCCCGTATTAAATGTGGCCCCCGTCGGAGTTCCAAAGGTGAAATTCCGCGACAGGACCCGATGCCCGTCGTCGTTCATATGGAGGTAGAGGCGACCGAGGATACCCTCTGCGGAGGTCTCGGGAACATTGAGCACCTTGCCCATCTCCAGGATGGCCGGGGTCAGCAGGCTACGGCCCAGGGCGACCGTGCTGGCAAGGCTGGACCTGAAGCTCTCGACGGAGTCGACCATCCCCTGAATGTTGCTGTACTCGCTCTGAAGGTTGCCGATGAACTCAGCCTCGTGGCTGGTCGAGGCACCGGTGAACTTTTCAGAATTCTCGGAGGCGTATTTTATTAGCTCATTAATTATCCTGCAGCAATCTGCCACAGTCGTTTCTACCTGGTCCTGTGTAATGGCCATCGACTACTTCCTCTCAGGCTCTTCGCCCATTTTCGGATACAGGGCCTCCAGGTTCGGCAGCGTGTCGAGGTCCTCGCGGGAGCCATACTCGTGCAGGCGGTCGGCGGGCAGGAGCACCAGGTGTCTTGCCATTGGCTCATCGCCCTCCTCGACATCCCACCGATACCCGACCTGCTTAAAGGCCCCAGGATTATCAGGGTCCTTCGTCATCACCCCCTCGTTGATATTGAACACCTCGGCACGCCGGACGACGAGGTCGCCGGACTCCGCATCGGGAGACTTGTACCACCGGACCCAATAGTGCGGGATGTTTTCCAGGACGGCAGACATCGTAGCGTGGGTCATCTCCAGGAAGTCCCCGGCCTCGCCGTCGCTCAGGGTCAGCCACATCGACCCGTCATTCTTCGGAGCTTTCCGGCCCCGGATGTTCTCCGAGGTTCCAGGCTGCTGCGTGAACACCTGAAACACGACCCCCGCGATACTGAGGTTGTGAATGGGGACATCGCCATCCTTGGTCACCTGTATGCCGAGGAAGAACCTCTTTTTCCCCTTAAACTTCTCGTCCAGGGGACCCTTAGCCTTTGGCTCCTCCTTCTTCGCGGGAGGGGTCGTCGTCGTGGTCGTGGTCGTCGTCTCGGTCTCTGGCATCCTGCTGTCCTTTCTAAAAAGAAAAAAAAGGGCGTGTCCTGTGCTGCCGGACACGCCCCTATCTCATGGCTCCTAATTAGGTTCCAGGAGCGTTATTTACCTGGCAAGTGGTATAGGGAACAAAGACGAAGAATCCACGGCGACATTCGAAGCGAATCGATTCCTGGCCAGTCTCCCTCGATAAATCACTGTTTTCCCATGTGGCAGTAACAGTCCTAATCCCTTCCCGGTTCTGAACTCCAAGACTTCTATGCTCGGAGCCGGTGAGGAAAACGAACCAGTCATTGCCCGTCAGCCTCTGGGTAGTCCAGAGCGTCGGAGCAAGGCCCGCCTCCTGCACGACATTCGTGGGCGTAGAGCTGCCCTCCACGACGCGCTCGCGGATGAAGGCCTCTTGGAAGGCCTGTATCTTCGCTGCGGGGTAAATGACCAGGGCCTCACCGTCGGTGACGGAGGGGTTAAACAGGGGCTGGCCCTCGGTGTCCTGCATCCTGGTGAACCGCGACCGGACATCGTAATAGTCCGTCGTGATAGCAGCCGAGGTCGCCGTGCCACCGGCTGCGCCAGCCGTGGTCGAACCGTCACCTTCCATATTGCCACCGCTGACACCGAACCGGTTACCCGATGCGACATCGTTCGCGTGGTAGATAGCGCGACCGTCGGGAGCATTCGGAATGCTCGCCAGGAGGTCGTTATCTGACCCTGCGGTGATAATTTGGAAAGCGATGCGCTCGTTCAAGAGGCCGATGCTGTCACCAAGGTCCCGCGCTCTCTCGACCAGGGACGAGGTAAGGTCGTCCTCCCGGTCAATCCTGCGCCAGTCGATGGCTCTTCCGAATTCGAAGTTTTCCACTGAGAACTGAATTCCACCGAAGGCCTTGTGACGGTAGGCCTCACCGCGAG